TCCCCCTGTTCTTCTAGCATTCGATTATAATCGTCACGGGTTATCCCGTATCGTCTACGCCAAGCACCTTCTCGAACCTTTTCGGGGTCTCGTTTTGTCTTTTCGTAATCAGGGTTCAAAGCTCTCCACTGTCGCTGGTACTCAAGTTTATCTTCGTACTGTGAGACAGTTATACCGAGCGAGCTTTTTCTAGACACCGCACGATCCTCCCTTACCAGTGATATCACATACGTCGTGAGTTATCACGTTCTCTTGAAATTCTTGACCCAAGTTCTCACGAGCTTCATTGTACGAACAAGGAGTAAGGGGCTGGCCGCCACGGCTACCGTCAGGGTAACAAGTAAAACCACGAAGGCGATGAGCGTATCTAGCAAGAGTTTCTGCAAATTTATCAACAGTGTCTTCATTGTTGAGTTCTGATCCCCAAGAAGGAAGGTTAATAGTTGAAGAGATACTCATGTCTACGTAGTCTTGAACGTCAGCTTGGAACTTAATACGACGCTCGAAGTCATCTGCAAGATCAAGAGCTGACTCAATGCTGTCGGGATCTACCCCATACATGTCGATCAACTCTTGTGCAGCTGAGTCAACCACGTACTGATAGTGCCAGTCTGTTCCGTTCTTAAGATACCTGCGCTTATAAGCAACAGCAAACAAAGGCTCAATACCTGTTGTAGTTCCTGCCAGAATACCGATAGTCCCTGTAGGAGCAACAGCCCTTTTAGCCACAGGTCGTGAGATACCGAGTTTGTCGCAGAAACTATCACCAGTCTTATCAGATACGTCTCGATAAGCTGCCAACCACTTATGAAGCTCTTCTGTCACAAGGTACTTTTCAGACCTTTGAATAAGCCACTCGTGCATCCCCATAAGGCCAAGACCCAATCGTCGATTCTTTTCCCGAGTCTCATATACCTTATCGTAAGGAAGTTTCGCTTCGAGAGTTCCGCATACAAGAAACTTAGTTGCCAGATTGCAGACATCTTCAAACTCCTTTAGAGTTTCAATACGACCAAGATTAACAGACCCTAGGTTACACACATCACTGTCGTCTTCTGATGTGACTTCAGTACATGCGTTACGAAGAGTCTCTTTTTCCTTATCATAGAAGTTGAAAGAGAATCCTGGTTCAGCCCCCTTAAGAGCCTGACGCACATTCTTACGGAATACGTCTCCGTAGTTCCCTGTTGCCTTGTAGGCTTCAATCCAAGCTGTGTCGTAGTTGACAGAGATGTTTGTCATATCAAGGGGACAAGGGAAGTTGAAGTCAAGTTGCTTCACATCCTTGTAAGTCTTGTCCGTACCGGGAATAGAATAGTTCTCCCAGTCTTTAATCGTCAAAAACTTATCAATATCGTCGTGTCGCCAATTCAATGAAGCGTAGATCGCACTGCGTCTAGAACCACCTTGCATGACTCGCCGACCTATCTCATTAAGCATTTCCATCTTAGGGAGAGGACCAGAGGCCTTACCACCCGTACGGAGAATTGGGGCACCTTCAGGCCGGTAAACAGAGTAGTCAACACCGATACCACCGCCCGTCATCAAACAAGATTCAGCCTTCCAAGACAGGTTCGCCCAGTCTTCTCGGGAATCTTCTTCAGCTTTCAGAAGATAACAGTTATTATAAAATGGATTAGGGCGGCCTGCATAATACAGATACCGCCCTCCGGGAATAAACTTCATGTCTGTTACATACTGAACAAGTTGTTCAACTTCAGACTTACGCATGTACTTACTACATACACTCTCAATTAGAGTCTTAGCGAGTTGGGGCCAAGTTTCAGCCCCCTCATGTGCGTACTTTTGCTGGAAGATATGACGACCGAAGTAGCTGCGAAAAGAATCGTTCTTCAAATTAAAGGCCTCGCATGTTAGGGGCTTCGTACGTGGAAGGTTTCAGAATCTTTCCGTCTTCTCGGAAGATGACCTTACCGTCAATAACCTTAGTCATGTTACTGTGATGTACACGATTGAAAGATTCGTCAGCAGGAATGTTAAAGTAAAGAGCCGCCTGTGATACTACGTATTGGAGGTCTGCCCATTCCTTACAGAGGTCGGCTCGTAGGTCGTAGTTACGCATGTCTTTGACATAAGCTTCTGCGGCGACAAAGAACTCGTTAAGTTCCTCAACGATACAAGTAGCAATAGACTCATCAATGCTGTCCGAAGTCCCATCAAAATCCTTTTTACCAGCTGCATCACGAAACTCTTTAACCTTGTCTTCACGCGTCGTAGTCTTCAATGTCTTCTTCCTCGATATAATTTTTCTTACGCTTGGGATACCGGAAGTCCTTTTCCTTGTGGAACTTCCGGCGAATTTCCCTCTTCTGCTTATCTTCGTACTTGTTAAGACCGACCATATTCAAACTCAATCAAAAGGTCAATGTAGTGCTTCGCCTTCAGGAGATCCTCTAGACCCCCTTTAGACTTATGACGTGAAACGTACTTAACAATATTAGATTGACAATGATCCAAGTGATTGCGCATACAATATTCGATAGGTTGGATAGCAAAGTCTTTATAGTGGCCTCCACCTACCTGTACGTCAAGCGGATTCGTCTTCGTCGTAGTCGAGGAGGTCATCCCATTCTCCGTTGGCTTCAAGGTCTTCATCATCTCCAATTGGTTCAAGAACTCCATAGAAATAGTAAGCTGTTGGGGGTCGAGTGTCCACCTCCCTCCACTTTCTCGTACGCTCTCGACTACCCGATTGGAGTTGTTTGAAAGCAGCCTCACTAACAAGCTCAATACCTCCGTCTTCACCCAACCAGAAAAACATGTCATTCATTATTATCGTTATCCTCTGTATCAAGGCCGAGTTCGTCATAAACATCTTCAAGACTGTCAATGATATCCTCCTCTAGAAGGTCAACAATGCGTTCAATCGAAATGTCCAAAAACTCTACCAGCTCCCAGCCCTCAAACTTATCAATGAGGGCGTTCCTAATCAAGGGGCTAAGTTCGCCCTCATCCATAATGCTCATCACTCCTAACCGTATGCTTTCTTTACCCTGTCGAGGCTAATCCACTGGAAGTCAAACAAACCATCTTCAGCGTTGTCTAGAATAGCAATACCACGAGACCACATAGCGTTGGCTGGTCCAGCATAATCAGCGTCATAGTCTACGTACGAGCCGCAAGCAAGCCCCATAAGAGATCGTCCCGGGGTTCTGTCAATCTTGTAGTCTGTGACGTGTGAGTGACCAACAACTGTGGATTTATTCCGCTTCTTGATAATGCTCCATGCCGGATGAGTACCGCCAATAGGGCGACCCATCAGACCTGATGTTGCGTAGTGAATGAAGTCGATACCCTGAATGTCAATAGGCTGAAGAAAAGGGACTACTTCCCAAGGATAATCCTCGTAGCCGATATCCGAGTTCTTCAACTTACCTTCAAAGACTGGGTTCTCAGCAACGTATCGTTCAGGACGAATGTCGTGATTACCTAGAGTCCATACAAAGCGTGGCATCTTCTTCTTAGCTTTCCGTACGTAGTGGAATAGCTTCTCTTGTGCGTCCTTAGCAGCATTACAGTCTGCTTCGTATCGAGCGCCTTCCATCTCTGCTGCCGTACTGTGAAAGCACAGAGATGGCATGTCAGCAAGATCACCAATATTAACCACTACGTCGGGCTTCATGTCATGGATAAGCTGCCCAGCCCATAGGAACCTATCGTTGTTATAGTCAGGATGTGCGTGGCTATCAGGCAACACCAGAATGCGTTTACTCACCAGCAAAACCTCGCAGCAGTTGTAGGGCGTTCTCTTCATCACCTAGAACGATCTCGTCTAGGAGTTCCGTCTTCTTCTTTAGAAGTTCTGCCAATTTAGCGTCACGCTCGGCAGTGTCAGGTTCTGGAGCTTCTTCAAAAACTACAAAGTCTTCGATGTAGTGTCCGTACTTACTGGCAGTGCTGTCTTTCAAGGTGAATCGCCCTTCTTTCAAAGCTTGAAGCTTTTCATCAGCAGACATTACAACCTTCTTGTACTCAAGATTAATAGCGGCGCGCTTATCGTTGTAAGTTTCATCTACTCGTTGCTTGAGATACTTAATTTTACTTTGATTCATCAAACCATTCCTTTGGGATAGTGGTTCCTTCTGCCCAAAGGAAACCATTGTCTTCACACCATTGCCAATACATACGGCTGTTGCTGCTCTTTGTTATACGATTGTTTGCTTTCTGAAACAAGAACCGAATGTCGAGGTGCGGATTCTGTTTCTTAACCGCTACCATCTTTGTACGATCTTTGCTCTCGAAGTAACCCTTAGCTTCTACGATGATGCCGTTATCAAGCACAATATCCGGCGTGTACTGATGTTCACTAGCTGGTTTAATGTACTTAATTTTCATCTTCTCGTATTCATAAGGGACACCCATTGCTTCAAGCTGCTTGCACACATCTTCTTCAAGACCTGAGCGATAGCCGTTCTTGAGTGCGTGTGCTCTCTTTGAACTAGTTACCTTACGTGTCACCATTTTTCATTTCCTGTTTCTTGTTCATCTTCTCCCCAATCTAAGTCCTCTTTAAAGTACTTGATTTTGAACTTTTCATACTGGAATCCTACACCAGCTTCGGTCAACTGCTTCGCTACGTTATATTCTAGCATCGAACGAAAACCCATACTGCGAGCTAGAGCAAACCTGTCTTTCTTGTTTAAAAGCGGGTTGTCTATAAACTCAATATGTCCGTGTTCTTTCCGATGCCTCCACTCATTTGTCAGCCTTTTCTGTCTTTCAACATATTCAGGATGTTTTTCTTTATAACGCTTCTTCTCAGCAGCACCTCGAC